GACCAGGCAGCAGCTGATCTGGGTCAAGAATGCTCTGGTCCTAGGAAGACAGGACTATCAATGGAAGCATGAGCCGTGTCTGTACGGATGGAAGGAAGGCGCAGCGCATTACTTCATCGACGACCGCACCAATACGACCGTGTACGACGAAACAATCGATCTGGACCAATTAACAAAGGAAGAACTAAAAGACCTCGTAAGGCAATTAAAAGAACCTTTACGAGAGACGATCATATACGAGAACAAACCAAGTAGAAGTGAAGAACACCCGACGATGAAGCCGATTCCACTTATCGCACAACTGATCGCAAACAGCTCCAGAAAAGGAGAGAAGGTCCTGGACCTCTTTGGAGGATCCGGAACCACGCTGATGGCATGCGAGCAGCTTAACAGAATGTGCTACATGATGGAATACGATCCAAAGTACGTGGACGTGATAATAGACCGTTGGGAAAAATTCACAGGCCAGAAGGCCGTGAAACTGTGAGGTGAACATGAAACTATACTCAAACGAAATAGTATTCCGAGGACATCCGGATAAAGTCTGCGATCAAATCTCCGATGCGCTGTTAGATGCGTACCTGGAGCAGGATCCGGATTCCAGATGTGGAATAGAAGTATGCGGCGGCAAAGGAAACATCTTCATAACCGGAGAAGTGACCTCAAACGCCACTGTAGACGTCGAAAAGGTAGCCTTAAGGGTTCTGGAGGACGTCGGATATCCACTCAAATACAAGATCCTGAACAATATCGGCAAACAAAGCCAGGATATCGCCAGAGGAACAAATGACAATGTCGGAGGAGCAGGAGATAACGGTATGATGTTCGGATATGCCTGCAACGAGACGCCTCAGAAGCTTCCGAAGGCAATGGTGATCTTACAGGACTTTGCAATAACCTACGATCAGCTAAGAAAAGTCGATTCCAGGTTCAAATCAGACGGCAAAGCTCAGATAACAGGGTATTACGATGAGAACAACTACCTGACGAAGATCAAGACCTTCACAATCTGTTATCAGAACACCGAAGAAAACAGGAAACACACCGATGAAATAGTAAAGGCCATCGCAGCAGGAATCTGCAGAGAGAATCATGTCGAGGTAGAAAAATACCTGATCAACCCGACAGGAAAGTTCCAGATCGGCGGATTTGAAGCAGACGCAGGCCTGACCGGAAGAAAGATAGTCGTAGACAACTATCAGTCGTTCGGAAACGTAGGCGGCGGTGCGTTCTCCGGAAAGGATCCTACGAAGGTAGACAGATCCGGAGCGTACAAAGCCAGGGAAATAGCAAAAAGATATCTCAAAGGAAATAAATGGTGCCAGGTGCAGCTGTCGTATGCAATCGGCAAACCGGAGCCTCTTGCCATTTATATCGAAACCGATAAAGGCCTGATCGAGCCACCAAACGATCTGTATAAAGAATGCGCTGTGAAAAGGATCATTCAGGATCTACGCCTGAAAAAGATGAAATACGAAGAAAGAGCTCAATTCGGGCACTTTAGATAATGCCAAAAAGAACTTTATACGAAACCATTGTGCTGCCACAAATGGACAGAGTGGAGGCTATGTCACGTGCGGGGCTACCCCAAAGGCAGATTGCAGACAATCTGGGCATTTCAATAAGCGCATTAGAGAAATACATAAGAGAGCATGCTGAACTAAGAAACGTAATCCAGAATTCAAGATTCCAGGCGATCGAACAGGTCGAAAACGCAATGTTTCAAAGGGCAGTAGGCATAAAAACAACAATAAAGCGGGGAATCAAGATCAGAAAGACGCTTTATGACGAAAAAGGCCGTAAAAAGGCAGACGTAGAGACGATCGAGCCGTTCGAAGAAGAATTGTACTTCCCTCCGGACACAGAAGCGGGTAAGTTCCTGCTAAAGAACTGGGGTAAAGACAGACACTACTCGAATGAGCCGGAAACTCTCGAGATAAGAAAGAAAGAAGTCGAGATCAAGGAAAAATTGCTCGAGGCCGGTGGCGAAGACATTCCAAGGGCGGTGATTATCAATGACATCCCGAAAGAATAAGAAAGAAAACGTCGTCAGCCTGAAGAGCCTGATCATACCGAAGTTCTGGCCTATCTTTACGACCGATAAAACACATATCATCATCACGACAGGAAGAGCCGGAACAAAGTCGTCAGCCGGAAGCATTGATGTAGACTTCAGCATCATGGAAGATGACAACTGCTCGGCCATCGTGCTGCGAAAGTTTCACAACAAGCTGAAAAAGACGGTGTACAAAGAAGCTCTAAGAGCAATCACCCGCCTAGGACAGCCGAAAAGAGACTTCAAAATAACCGTCAATCCGATGGAAATAAAGTATAAGGCGAACCAGAACACAATATACTTCACCGGATCTGACTCAATAGACGACACAAAAGGTATCATCGACGAGAACAAGCCGATAAAGATCGTCCTGGTCGACGAGCTGACTGAGTTCTTCGACAAAGGCGAAGGCGAAGACGAGCTGCAGAACATCGAAGCAACATTCGTCAGAGGAAACGCCTCCGGATTTAAGATGATCTATCTCTACAACCCACCAAAGAACCCGAAACATCCGGTAACGGTGTGGAAGGACAAAATGATCAAAAGAGACGACGTCTTGTGGATCCATGCGGACTACAGAGACGTACCAGTCGAATGGTTGGGCGAAGAACTGATCAAATCTGCAGAGCAGCTGAAGCAGGTCGACGAAAAGATGTACAGATGGCTCTGGCTTGGCGAAGCAATCGGCATTGACGACGTGATCTACTACATGTTTGACGAGCAGAAGCACGTTAAGCAGCTGACAGATTACGAAAGCATCGACTATATCGGAATCGGAATCGACTATGGCCAGAAAAACGCCACAACATTCCAGGCATACGGCCTCTCAGTCATCGACAAGAAGGTCTATGGCATCGATGAGTACTATTATTCTGGCAGAGACGAAGGAAAACAGAAATCACCGAGCGAATATGCCAAAGATTTCAAGGAATTTCGCCTGAAAGTGGAAAAAGAGACCGGAAAGAAGGCCTTATTCGTCTATATCGACCCGTCTGCAGAAGGATTGGCCGAAGAAATCAGAAGAGTGGACCCGGGAGTACCGATCCACAACGCAAATAACGATGTAGCACTCGGAATCTCAAGGGTCTCAAAGCTCTTAAGCTACGGGGTGCTTTTATTTTCACCAAAGCAGAAGCACCAGATCGAAGAAATGTACCTATACCAGTACAACGAAGATCTGATCGAAAAAGGCAGAGAAGAGCCGATCAAACAGAATGACCATTGCTGTGATGCCACAAGGTATCTGATTATGGGCTTCTGGAAGACGCTCAAGGTATTGCTGCCGTACTTAAAGCTGACAGAAAGGGGAGACGATGAATAAAGAGAATGAATATATCGACCACGTGAAAGATCGATTAAGGGTCCTGGGATATAAGCCCCTGGATCCGGATTTTTATAACTACGTTTACAAATGGCTCGAATGGTACAAGGGGTACGTTGAAGAGTTCCACAAAACGACTGTCTATAACGGCCTCAAGTTCGTGGACATAAACATATCCGGACTGTGCCTGGCCAAGACCTTCGCTGAAAGATGGGCGTCGCTGTTATACAACGACAAGACCCAGATCAGCATGAAAGAGGACGACAAGGAATCAAACGATATCCTTCATAAGGTCCTGGAAGAATCACACTTCGAAGAAAGATTCGCAAACACGCTTGAACTAGCCTACGCTTTAGGAACCAGTGCGACTGTGGAATACAAGCAGCTTGATGGAAGCCCAGGAATCAACCACATATATGCACCGATGATCTTCCCGTTAAGATACGAGAACAACGAAATAGTCGACTGTGCATTCGCAAGCGTAAACGATGACTCGTATTACCTCAACATCCACATGAAACAGCCGGATGGATCATATAAGATCACAAACGACTTCTTCAAAATCGGAAAAAGAAACAAACAGGAAGAAGAAACCAGAGAAGACGTAGTAAGAGAATACGTCTCACCGGTTAAGATGTTCCAGATCTACAAGCCGAACATCGTAAATAAGATCAACCTATTCTCACCATTCGGAATGAGCATCTATGCAAACTGCATTGATCAGCTCAAAGCAGCAGATTACGCATACGACTCCTTCGTGAATGAGTTCAGACTGGGCAAAAAGAAGATCTTCCTGCCGATCGGAACGCTGTCATACAAAATAGTGTCCGATGACAGAGGAAAGACGACGTCTGTGCCGTTATTCGACGAAAACCAGACAGAATACTATGCTCTGCCGGGTGACGAGAATAACAAAGACGTAAAAATCGATGAATATAACCCGCAGATCAGAATAAGTGAACACCTGGAAGGCATTCAGCTTGCGGTAAACCTGGCAGGCATGAACGCCGGCTTCGGTGAGAACTACTTTACCTTCAAGGATGGAAAGGTATACACCAACACCACCCAGGTAATATCAAGCAACAGCGAATTATACAAAAACATTGTCAAAAACGAGAAGATGCTGCGCAGCTCACTCATAGAATTGGCAAAAGCGATCTATTACGTAGCAACCGGAAAGATCTACGAAAGCGACGTATCGGTAAACTTCGATGATTCCGTCATAGAAGACAGCGAAGCGAAGAAGAACCAGGCGATCCTGGAACTCAACAATGAGTTGATCGATCCTATCCAGTACTACATAGACGTTTATGGTATGAGTGAGAAGCAGGCCCTGCAGTTCCGTAAGAAAGTACTTGAAAGACTGGCCAAAGAAACAAAAAACAGTCCTAAAGATGATAAAGAAAACGAAGAGGACCAGGATGAAGACGATAATCCAATTATTGACGAGGATGAGGAGAAACAGGATGACGAAGAAGAATAAATATCCGGAATCCATAGAAGTATTCGGAACAAAGTACACCTTATCAGTCGTAGATCAGCCTGACGAGCACATGTACGAAGGCGGATATAGCGGATACGTGGATATGAATGAAAAAAAGATCATTATCATGAACCGTGACGATTCGAAAAGGATCCTGATCCATGAATTGATCCATGCGCACCTTTATGAGTGCGGCCTAAGAGCAACATCGAACGACGAACAGCTTGTTGAGACCTTAACTGAAATCTACGAGAGAATAAGCCATGATGTCGGATAAAGAACTGGAATATCTGATCCAGGAAGTAACAGACATCTATTCCGAGATGGAATTAGAGCTGATCGTGAGCGTATGCAAACGACTAGCAACATATAAGACCATCGATGGAACACTGAATTGGTATCTGAAGAAATTAAGCGAATTAAAGGTTCTCAACAAAGACCTCCTAAAAATAATCTCGAAGTATTCCGGAATAGCGGAAGACTCGATAAAAAAGCGGTTCAAAGAAGCGATCCTGGGAAATGTCGACCGAGAATACCTCAATGAAGCATTCGAAGAAGGTGTCTCAAAGATCAGCTTCGAACAGCTGCAGGAATCACCCGCAATTAACAGAACGCTCCAGAGCCAAATATATGACTTGTCAGAGACATTGTCGATGATAAACACTAAAGCCCTGGAAAGCGCAAGAGACGGCTACATCAGGACGCTTAACCGCTCGTACATCGAAGTAGCGAGCGGAACGTATGGTCTGGGCGAAGCAATGGAAAAGAATGTCAAGGCAATGGCAGAAAAAGGCTTCAGCGCAGCAACATACGAAAGCGGAGTAAAGGTGTCGATCGAAGCGGTGGTCAGAAGAGACGTGATCAGCGCAGTAGGATCCCTGGTCAACGAAGGAATGATCGAAAGCGCAAAGGAAGCAGGCACGAACTACGTGGAAGTGTCACAGCACCTGGGCGCCAGGGTAAGTAAAAGATCAAAATGGGCAAACCATGCCGGATGGCAGGGTAAGGTCTATCAGATCGAAGGTTCCTCCAGTAAATATAAAAACCTCTATGAAGAAACAGGCTACGGAAACATTGAAGGACTCGGTGGAGTCAACTGTCGCCATAGGCTGTTTTTATTCTTCCCAGGCATTACAAAACCGAAAGAGCCGGTTGATAAAAAGCGGAACAAGAAAGTGTATGAAGCTTCGCAGCAGCTGAGAGCTCTTGAGCGTGCCTGGAGGAAATGGAAGAGAGAAAGAGAGGCCAAAAAAACGATCGGAGCAGATCACAAAAAGGAAGACAAAAAGTGCAAAGAATATTCAGACAAGATCGATGAGATCCTGGATAAATTCCCGGAACTGAGATCTGCAGGATCAAGAAAGATGATAAAGGAGGAATTGAAATGAAAACCAGGGATAAAGAAATAAAGTTTTATAGAACCAAAAGTGGGAAACTGGCGTATTACTTTGCGAGCAGCAACAAAGGACTTAAAAACAAAACAGTGGTCAACAAAGTAATCAAAAGGGAAGCAAACAACTCAAACAAATTCCCTTCAACCGAAAACGAAACAGCCAGATTCGTTATAAAACAAAAAGAACGTCACGGGAAATACAGCATGGATAAGGATGTGCCTGGAGACAAAAATAAAAAGAAAGAAATAAAAAACAGTATGAAGCTCTACAAAAAGATGGGAGGAAACCTTCACATCAGAAGCACAGTGCAATCTGAAGAAGATAAAGAACTAGGAGTAAGAAATCCCGACTTCCGTTGGAAAAACAAGTTATGGGATGAAAAAGATAACGATAAGTCTACAAGGAATGCTGTAAAAAGCTCTGTCAGGGATGGGCTAGATCAAATCGAACAGAATCCGGGCGGAGTTATCTTAGTGCCTCACAAAGACATGCCTACTCACAAAGCAATAGAATACGCAGGCCAAAGATTGGCTGAAAGTGGAAGAAAAGGAGATAGGGTCTTGGTGATGGTTGATGGAAAGATAAAAGCGGTAATAAGAAAGAAGAAAAGAAAAGGTGCCTAACTCGCCATCAACGGCAGAAATGCACCTTTTTCACCTACATAATACCATAACCAAGGTAGAATGCAACACCAATAGACTTATCGAAACGATTCGCACATTATTGTGCTGAAGAAAGGAAGAAACATGCCAAAGAAAGATTACGGAAATATAGTGTTCTACAGAACCAAGGACGGCAAGCTCAGATGGTTCGATCCGGACAAAGCAAAGACGCCAGAAGGCAAAGCCAAGATCAAAGCGATCAGATCCGGAAAGAGCAAAAACGCTAAGATCGGAACAAACAAGGACAAGGTCCAGACAAAGCTTGAGCAGATAGCAAAAGAAGAAGTAAAAAGAACCAAAGAATATGAAATCACAGCAAAGAACTACAGAGACGCTGTTGAAAACAAAAAAGACGTTGGTAAAGCAGCCAAAGCGGTCCATAAAGCATCGAACGCTTGGAGAAACATTGTGAACGAAGAGAACAGAACGTCTTTAGAAAAACTTGGTGATCCGAAAGAAAGAACAACCAGGGATGAGAAAAACATCGAGCGTGCAAGGAAGAAAGCTGCAGAGAGAGCTCATCAGAAAGAGATCGGCGAAGCAGCAACCAATCCAAACTTCGATGCGAAGAAGTTCGCTAAGTACTTCAAGAAAGAAAACGGAAAGGTAGTCCTGGACGAAAGCAAATCGAAAGAATACTTCGATAAATATCACGGCCAGAACCTGAACATCAAATCTGCAGAGGCTCAGAAGGAGGCTAAAGAAAAGGCAAAGAAAGCCGAAAAGCCTACTTCAAAATCTAAGCTGAATTATTATACCGACAAAGGCAAGAACGACGACGAGTTTAGAAAGAATGCTCTTCATGAAATGAAACGTTATGAGAATAACTGGAGTGGAATGACGGCCAGAGAAAAGAAAAACATATCTCCTGGTGGCATAAAAGAACTCAGAGCCAGGATAAAGGAACTTGAAGCTGCAGAAAAGGTCAAATCCGCCAAACCGAAGGTCAAGATCACTGAAATGACTGAGGAAAGAAAGAAAAAAGCCAAGAAAGCATACGATAAAAAGTATCACTACTGGGCTATCAACCCGATAGGCAACAGACCTGCGCTCGATAAGTCGGGAAGTGACAAATGGAATGACGACGACAGATGGGAAAGAAACGTCAACAGAGCAAGAAAGAAGGCTCAGAAGAGAAAAGTCTGGAAAGACTAAGCGATTTTAAAGCCTTCTAAGAGACGAAACAAACTAACCGAGCAATAACTCGGTTTTAATTTTGTTCAAGCCCGTTCAAAGGAAAACCGGGCAATCCAAAAGGTTTAAACGGTATGGCACCGTTAAATATCGCACTACCAGGAAGAGTACTGGATAGGGCAAAGAAAGAGGAGGAAAACATGCCAGAAGAAGTAAAAGAAAAACTTGAAAACGAAGCCGAAGAAACAGAAGAAACGAAATTGGAAGAGGAACAGGATTCAGAAGAAGAAGTTGATGAAAACGAAGACGACTCTGAAGACTGGCCTGAAGATTTTGGAGAAGAAGTGACATTCGACGACATTATCAACAGCGAGACTTACAAAAGTGAGTACCAGAAGGCTATTGATAGAGAAGTGAGCAGAGCGATCAACTCTTACAAGAAGAACCATGACGGAAACGTATCCGCAGCAATTGCAGAAGAAGTTGCAAAACAGGTTAATCACGTAAAGTTCGAAGCAAAGCTCAATGAACAACTGAAGGACGCCGGGGTAATAGATCTACTTGCATTCAAGGCCCACATGGATCTGGAAGCTCTCGAAGAAGAGTACAACCCTGAAACGAATTCAATTGAAGGTCTGGATGCCTTGATCGCTGAGAAGAAGGAATCTGTAAAGTATCTCTTTAAGCAGGATAATCAGGCAACCGGAGCAGCACAGACAGCATTCGGTGGAAACGAAAAGAAAGTCGAAACTTTGAGTGATGCTCTGCGCCAGAAGTACAAAGTCAAATAAAGAAAAGGAGAATTAAAATATGGCACTTACATTAGCCGAAGCAAAAGTCGGTATGGCCGACAAAGTTGACCAGATGGTCATTGATGAATTCAGACGTTCATCACAGTTACTTGATCTGCTCGTCTTCGATGATGCAGTATCACCAGGCACAGGTGGCTCTACTCTCGTATATGGCTACCAGAAATTAAAAACACCTTCAACCGC